GCTGCCACAGTGCAGCTGTTCCGCGGTTCGAAGAGGCGAGTGTACGAAGCGGCAGATGCCAGTCTGATGTTAGATGGCATCACGGAAGCTGACGCGAGGTTGGCAGGGTTCGTAAAGTTCGAGAAGCAAGATCTATCAAAGGCACCAAGAATGATCAATCCGCGCCATGCCCGGTACAATTTGGAGCTAGCACGATTTCTCAAGCATTCTGAGCACCACTTCTTCAATGCCATTAATTTGGCATGGGGGGCGCGAACGCGCGCGACAGTGATAAAGGGGTTTGATGCTATGGAGGCCGCACGAGTGTTGCGGGCCAAGTGGGACACCTTCAAGGATCCTGTCGCAGTGGGGCTAGATGCGACGAAGTTTGACATGCATGTTTCGATGAGAGCACTGGGCTACGAGCATTCATACTACCACGGGCTGTTTCCTGGTCAACAGAAGCTGCGCAAGCTACTACGGTGGCAACTGGTGAATCGCGGGACTGCGTTTTGTAGGGACGGGTCCGTGAAGTACCAGATGCGTGGCACCCGGTCGTCAGGCGACATGAACACCTCTTTGGGGAACTGCATTCTGATGTGCGCTATGGTGCACTCATGGTGTGTGGTTCGGGAGGTGGATGCTGAGCTGGCGAACAATGGAGATGATTGCGTCGTGTTTATGGAGCGGGCTGATTTGCAGCGCTTCATGGATGGACTGGATGTGTACTTTAGGCGGCTGGGGTTCGCCATGGCTGTTGAGGAGCCAGTGGACATGTTCGAGATGGTGGAGTTTTGCCAAACACACCCGGTTCAGACGGTGAACGGGTGGGTGATGGTGAGAAACCACAGTTCATGCATGAAGAAGGACCTCATGTGTTTGCTAGGAGTGCCAAACGACAACGTGTACCGCAGATGGTTGGGTGCAGTTGGCGAGTGTGGCGCCGCAGCGAGCCATGGAGTTCCGTGTTTGCAGAGTTGGTACGAGATGATCAGGAGGAACGGCACCAAGCCTAGAGAGAAGGAAATGGAGCACGTGTTTCGAAACACCAGTCAGATGAGTCGGAGGTTTGATGGAGTTGACACGGTGACCCCGGAGGCAAGGGTGTCGTATTACTTTGCGTTTGGCGTGTATCCGGACACGCAGCGCGCTCTCGAAGAGATGTGGAGCACTGTAAGCATTGGGAGGCTTGGCTGTGGGCCCCCAGTGCATCCGGAAACCGTGGCGTACACAAGCACACCAGCGCTCTTAGACCAGGATAATGTTTGGTAGAGAAGATGACGAAACAGAACAAGAGCAAGCGCGTCACGGTAAATGTGGTCACTGGAAAGGCCAAACCGACGAAGAAGAGAAACAAGAAGACGAACGAGATTACGGCTGTGGGCCATGCACTGCGCTACCTGGGAGGGTTAGGCGGTGGTGCAGCGGGCTCGTATTTCGGCAACGAGGGGCTCGGGCAGATGGCTGGTACGGGCCTTGGGGCACTGATCAGCAAGTGGCTGGGTCAGGGCTCGTACCGTGTCAGTCAGAACTCGCTCGTGCAATCAGCCCGGGGCAGCGGCACCATTCCAATGATGCACAATGCAGCCCAATCGGTCGTGGTTCGCCATCGTGAGTACCTTACTCCAATCAAGGGGAGTATCGACTTCAGTGCTTCGCGCTTTTTCCCGCTTCAGCCTGGTGACGCAACGACGTTCCCATGGCTTAGTGGGTTAGCGGTGAAGTACCAGCAGTACAAGATTCGGGGCATGGTGTTTCACTATGTGCCGACGAGTGGGTTCGCAGTGTCAGGTACCAACCCGGCGCTCGGCAGTGTGATGATCCAGACGACGTACCGGGCGGGTGATACCCCGCCGACGTCCAAGGTCGAAATGCTGAACGAGTACTGGGCAAGTGAGGCCAGTCCAGCGGACCCGTTCTGTCACCCGATTGAGTGCTCACCGAAGGAAAACCCGTTCAACGTGCATTACATTCGCAATGCGGCAATCCCTGATCAGAACTCGCTGCCACTGTATGACATCGGCAAAACCTTTGTCGCAACACAGGGCATGCAGGCTGATGGTCAGGTTGTCGGCGACTTGTGGGTCACTTACGAGATTGAGTTCTCGAAGCCGCAGATCGCCAGCAACTTGGTGCTGCGTTCGGAGAGTGGGTCGGCATACGTGTTGACGCCTCTACCAGCGAGTGTCTTTGGCACAGTTGCAACAACAGCAGAGGGTGCACTTCCGTTCAGCATCAACACACGCACAATCACGTTCCCTACGGGGCAACTGGGCAAGTTCCTGGTTGTTGTGAGAGTGGCACCTGCGACAACGTTCACAGCGTTTGATTGGGGTGTTGGGCCGGTGTTCAACTCATGCACGCAGGGGGTCTACGATGCTACTGGCTCATTCGCACGCACAAATGTGAGTGGCGCGACGGCGTTGCTCACGAATTCAATGTGTGCGTTTGTGGCTGAGCTCACGGATCCCGGTGCAACTGCATCGATTGTCTTGACGGCACCTACTTGGACTGGCACAGCCTATTCAACTAGTGTGCAGATTGCTCAACTTTAGTCGGTTGGCTCGGTCGAAGAACCAGTGGTATCATCCGTTAAATAACCAAAGCCACTGGGCCGCCTGGGGCGGCAGCACCATGTAGAAACAGAACCAGAAACAGCAGAAAACACACCAGAAAAATGAAAATCCACCAAAACATAAAAATTCTTTGCTAGTACTTTCAGTCCGCGTTACATTGTCTGACTAGTGCTACGATGTCGTAGTAGCGCCTGCGCCTGTGCAGTAATTCGAAGCGTATCGCAGTGCCTCGGCACAATCAGGCCACTGGCTGGAGAAATCCTCGAAAGAGGTGGGGGTCCAGTCCGATTAAACACAATCTTTAAATAG